ATGGTGTTATCTCATGGCGGCAGTTGATACCAAGACAACCGCCTGCGCTACCAAAACCATAATCGGATAGCGAATAGATGCGCTCACCTTTCTCCGTCCTAGCAGGGCCATGCGTAACTATTTGATGCTGCAAAGGGGCGCACATTTCACGGGCCGTTGACTTCATCGAGTAATAAAATGTATCGATTCCGACTTCCTCAGCCGGTGCCATTCTAGCTTCACGATAAACCCGCCATGAAGTCGAGCGAATAACCGTCCTAGCGTATGTGTCAGCTCTCCACCGTTTCCCTTGCTTGTCTGTGAAACCATAGAAGCCTTTTTCAGCCCATTTCATAACCGTAGTAGATACGGCTTTGTTAGGGCTCATAACCCCAGTAACAACCTTGGCCACTGTTTCCTCGACTATGGACTGATAGACCTTTCTGACACTGACTGGCAGTGTGGTATTGATAAGGTTGTTGATATCTCCCATCGTCTGATTGACATAGTTAGCTAGGTTAATCTGGATAAGGTTGTTATCCACAAAGTCACCACCGCCCATTGAATCTAATAGTTGGGTTTTGGTGTCCTTGTATATCTGGTAGCCTTCATTTTGAATGACATAGCGTAACTGTTGCTCAGCTACTCCAGACCGTTCAGCGATAAGCTTGATATTTTCATCGTTGAGCAAGCCCATTTCACTCATTTTCTCGATTTGCCAGATATAAGGGTTATCCTCTAGGCTAGCACTGCCACGCTCTCTGATTCGGTCAACAACTTGGTCGAATAAGTCCATTGTCATTTGATGATAGATGTCAGCGACACGGCTAGCGTCTAGCATTAGCTGCTGATCATTTAGCTTGATAGGTTTCTTATTCGCCATAGGTTATCACTCCCCGTAAATTGACTTATCTTCTAGGCTTCTATCGTTGTTAGCTTCTTCAATCGTGTTCCCGTTGATTTCTGCTTTGATTGCCTTGGCTTCCTCTGGTGTCACGTTAAGCACCTTCTCAATGGCCATTGTCTCAGTTCCAAAGCCTGCGTTAACTACTTTAATCCAGTAATCAAGCTCTGCGTTTCGGTCAGTGAAGACACCATCATCAAGGTTAACGCTGATAGCGTCCATATCTGGGATTGTGCCACTGTATAGCCCGTAAGCCTTGGCAAGCTCTAGCATTGAAATGATTAGCTCTCTTAGTGATTGCTCGACCAGTGAGACAATACTGTTGCGCATTTGATAGGTGTCTGAGTTCTCACTGACAATCTCTGTCGCTGTCTTCATGCTCTTTCCGTCGAACGTAAACATGCCGGCTGACACACCTAACTGCATTTCAAACAAGCTCAGACCCTCATTGATAGCCTTGATATAGTCTTCTGCACGGATGGGTGTTGTAAGGTCGGTAATCTTAACACCGCCGTCAATGTCATTGCTCTCAAACTGCTCATAGACGTTCTGACCTACTTCAAATTGATGTCGGACAACAACCTTGTCGCCTTCCTCGGTATAGATAGGCTTAATCAGTTGAGCAGGAACAGCAACACGACGCTGCCCCATTTTGACCTCCCACATAAACTGGTCGTAGGTCTCATTGAGGAAATCAATCGTAGTCTTAGCGTTATCAAAGATAGATAAACCAAGAGGGCTATTGATATCCTTGTTATTCATGCCTGGGGTTTTCAGATAGGTAAATAGTGGACGGCTTAAACCGTGCAATTCCACTGATTCCTCTAGGTCCTCATAAACTTCTGATAGTGGCACCCTCTGACCTACAATGTTTTGATTGTCCGAACGGTATAGCTCGTTTGATACGGTATATTTGCCATCTTTAGCCCACTCATGCAGCTCGATAAGCGTGTAATAGATTACTTTCTTACCTTGACCTTTCGTGGTCTTAGTAACGATAGCAGCACTTGATACATCTTGAGTGTTCGATTGCAGTGGCAGAAAGACCGGCGCTTGCACAAACGACACTCTGACTTGCTCACCGTCAATATAAGGACGCATTGCAAGACCACCAAGGGCCAGACATGACTCTAGGTAGCGTTCAAAGTTCTTTGTAAAACGGTCATTATTAAGCTGCTCTTGAATGAACTTGTCAGCCGTTGCATCATCAACCTTGATTTCAGCTTGTTCGTTGAATACAAGGCTAGCAATCTTCTTTGAAGCCGTTCTGGCAATAGGCAAGTGATTGAACGCCCTTTTTTGAGGTGTGCCGTTGCTATCTGTGTACTTGATAAGCGGATATTTGCCGGCAAAGTATTTCAAACTCTCCCTAATGCGGTCATATTCAGCAATAGACACGGCGATTTTGGGGTGGTCTGTGATATTAGTTAGACTTTCCGTTGTCATAACGTATTTACTCCTTGTGAATAAGTCTTTAATGGTCTGTACTATTCCCATTATTAGCTCCTTTAAGCCTTCAAATCTAACGCTCTAGCGTTGTCTAATACGAAATATTTGAATTCATCGACAGTGTGGTCATCTTCCTTGATAACTTTAGGGTCGTCTGTGTGTATGGTCTTTTCGTCGTAACGATACATCTTGTGTTCTTCGTAGAATATCTTGTTACTTGGTATATTCAGATAATAGAAACGCCCCTCGGCTAATAGACTGATAACCATATCAACCATGGTCTGATTCTTCTTCTTGGCCACTGGGTGCCAGCGTTCCCTATAATCTTTGAAATACTGGTTACGAAGCGCCCCCTCTGCACTATCAATGGTCATTTTAAGCTTAGGCACTCGGTACTGTTTCATAATCTTTTCGATAAAGTCATGGATCATAACCGTCAATTCACTAGGTGCCTTCTTAACCACTTGACCGGCTGGGCTGTAATAGAATGTATCTAACAGAATCACATTGCCCTTTGCAGTCAAACCATAAGCACCGCATGCAGTCGCTGATTGTTGGTGCCCTGTATCGAGTGCAAATGATATACCGATAAGCCTATCATCCGTTGGTAAGCTATCGATAGCGTGGAATGTACTCATGTTATAGACCTGATTACCAAGACCAACCGCTTCACCTAAATACAAATAGCGATAGTAGTCGTAATCGTTCTGCTTAATGCGTTCGATATCCTCAAGCATTTGCTCAGTGACGAATCCTAACTTATCGTCCAGATACGTGCTTGAATGTGCTAGATAGTTGTCGTTAGTCTTGATGTCCTCAAACCATTCATTAATCCAGCTATAAGGATTGCGAGGCGGGTTGTAAGACCAAAAGAATTGAACGAACGGGGCTTTCTCATGTTTCTGCCTCATAAACGTAACGTTAGACTGGTCGAAGTCCTCAGCGTCGTTAAACTCAGCCGCCTCCTCATACCAAACAGCGATAATGTTACCGATGTCATTTGATTTCAGTTTCTGGAAGTCGTCTTGACCGTAGAAATAGAATGTCGAACCAGTCCGCTTGTGGACTATCTTAAACGGGCTCACAGTAGCTCTAAACTGACTGTCTAAGCCAAACATACCAATGGCCCATTGGACCTTATTAAAGACGCTGTCACGGATTGTATTAGCTACTTTCCGGATGACTACCACGTTAGCTTTTTCACCTTGCATGATGTATTTAATCATCATATAGACAAGTTTCAGCACGATAACCGAGGACTTGAAAGAGTTCCGACCACCTTTTAAGACGATGTAAGGTTTTTGAGACTGCCAAACCGGTTTGAAATGCGGGTTAACATTTTTCTGAATGTCAATCGTTGCCATCTGGGATATCCTCCCATGCGTTGACAATGTTGAGGTTCATAGTTCCTTCAACACCGCTGTCTAACTGTTCTCTTAGCTTTCTGATCTCAAGCTCCAATTTCTCGGACTGTTTAGCCGTCGGATAACGTTTCAAGATTTCAACGATTGCCTTGATAACTGTATTGTTGTCAGCCTTCTTCATAAGCCTCTCAACTTCACCAGTCAATGGATTCATCATGAGAACTTCTTCATCCCGTTTACCTCTAGCAATGTCGGATAGGATGGACAAGGCTTCTTTTGCATCCATGATGTTCTCATCGTGCATTTTTTCAACTTCTGCTTGGATAAAGCGTTTAATTTCA